ATAGGACGCCGACACACAATCTTCCACTTAGAAGCAAACATCGATGTGGTGGTTTCGAACACGCACAACGAGAGTCAATCCTCAGATGGGAGTCTGAGAGTTTAGAAATAAAAGGCCACTCAATTGAGTGGCCTTACATTCACGATGGTGGAGCAGAAGCCACTTACTGCGAACACAATATATGCCAACTCAGTTGAAATCAAGGTAACACGCAATTGGTTTGCCATCGTGACCTTCTGTGAATCAAACAATAAAAATGACTGAACAATCCCAAATATCTGCTTGCTTTTCTCTATGGTCTACCCTATAATAATAGACGTCAAGAGGAAAGGAGGTGGTTCAAATGGACGAGTTTTTGAAGGACTTGGCAGTAGCCGTGATAAGCAGCTTGGTTACAGTAGCAGCGGAAACGGCGATCCAAGCCCTAAAAGAAAAGACCTCTCGCAAAGCCGGGAAGCATTCGAAGAGGTCTTGAGTCAAAGGGGCATCGCGAAGGCGGTGCCCCGCCACCAACGATTTTACACTAGGAGAATCGCGATGAAAACGGTTTTGATTGCAGTTGCAGCGTCATTGACAACCATCTTTGTTATGAGATGGCTCAGAAGCAGGAAAGGTGGCAAATAATGGTCTACGATTCGCAGAAGCGCGCCGTATCGGCCTACCGCAAGAAGTCGGTGAAGCAGCTCACCATTCGGTTTTATCCCAATGAAGACGATGAGGTCATGTATCAGTGGCTAAAGAGCCAACTGAACACCACCGAGTACCTTAAGAAGCTCGTTGCCGCCGATATGGAGAAGCATGCATGAAACGCAGAAAAAGCCCGCACCCCTTTGCAGGGTGCGGGCTTTGCTCTTTATTTCGTCAACTTCGATACTGCCCAAAAGATAGGCACGAACGGTAGAAGGCACAGCGTGACTAGCACGCCAGCCGCAACGCCGATGCCCCAGCTAGCTTCGTCCTTCATGCCAGAAGCTCGTTCACGCGCTTCTGAACGGCATCATAGTTGCTTCCCAGGGCGGAACGGCGAGCGTCACCATCACCGTACTCACCGCGAATCACGGCGCGAGCAAGAGCGTCAATGTCAACGCCATTGGCGCGCTCGTTCACACGAGCCTGAACATCGTCATAACGGTCTGCGAGGATTGCGCGGCGAGTATCGCCGTTGCCGAAAACCCCGTTAAGAACGTCGCTCGCGAGGTCATCGACACTTGCGGATGCGGCGCGGTTGATAAGGTCTTGCACTTCGCCATAGCGCGAGCCAAGGTTATTGCGGCGATCATCTCCATTGCCGTACTCGCCGCGCATGACGGCTGCGGCAAGGTCTGCCGTGGAGCCTTGCGGGGCGGAAGGCGGCACGGGTGCTTGTGTGCTGCCGTTGGGGTTTGCGAACTTCGCCCATGCGGCGGCATCCATATAGGCGATATCAAGGTCGAGAAGGCCGTCGTAACCGTTGATGCGCCCGTGGGACGTGTACTGATGGATTGCGCAGGAATCCCACGCACCAAACGCGCCAGATGCGAGCCACGGCGAATCCAGGTATCCAGTCTCGTTGTTGTCGGCGTACTGCGCAACCCAGAGCGCATGATTAGGCGCGATGGCGCTCCAATCCTCTTCTGTGCACACACTGCGACTTATGTACACGATGCAGCGCACGCCTGTAAGCTCATATATTCGGTCGAGGAACTGTTTTGCCTTGTCAGTGCCGATGCGCCCGTAATCCTCGTAATCGAGCATGGGAACGCCGACGCCGAAATAGTTCTTGCAGTTCTCATAGAAGTGGTTTGCCTGCGCGATCGGGTCTTCCTTGTTCAGGAAGTGATAGAAGCCCCAGCACTTGCCCATGCTGATTGCCTTCTGAATGAACGGGTCGCACGTGTCGTGCACGATTCCCGTTCCCTCCGTTGCCTTGCAGAAGACGAAATCGTAGTCGATAGCGCCGAGGTCAAGCCCGCGCTGATAGTTAGAAATGTCGATGCCCTTCATAGTCATCGTTTATCACCTCTCAAAGCGTTGAAAGAGCCGAAGCCGACGGCTTTAAGCTCTTCCCTCGTCCATGTCTTGATTGAATTCACCCCATCGTCGGGGTCTCGCATCGCGTAGGTTCCGTCATCGTTTCTGCGCCACAGCATCACGACGTGGCTCCCGTAGTTGCGTTCGCCAAGCGTTCCGCTCACGCCAGCGAAGACGATCCAACCGTCATCGACGTATCCGAGCGCCGTATCGGTGTCCCAAAACGTGTCAACGCGGTCGAAGCCATAGCGGTCATGTAGCAGCTGTGTGAACTTTGCCATGTCGTTCACACGGTCGGTAAGGCACGCTTCGCCAACAAGGCTCGAAAGCAAGTCTGGTGTGACGGTGACGCCGTTCTCGTAGCTCAGAGCCATAGCGGCGCACGTGAGCCCACAGCCGTACGTGCCAATGGTTTCGTCGCTGTAGGCGCAAGAAACCCATTGGGGGTCTTTCTGCAAGAAGAGCGGCATATAGCCGCTCTTCGGTATGCTTGCCTGTTTGTCGATGATGGGCTGTGCGTCTTGCACGCCGTCGCTGTAGCCGCGCTCATAGCTCTTGGCGGCGCTTGAGCTGTCGGCCTGCACGTGGTCGAGCGCAACGCCAAACCACGCCGCGAAGCCGATGACGATGCCGAGCAGCAAAGCGATTGCGAGTTTCAGCCTAGCCGCGCTTAGATGCTTCATCGGCAATCACCTTCGCGGTAGCCACCTCGGCATCGGCGTGCTCGAAAATCTTCATGATTGGAAGGCTCGCGATATCGGGGTAAGCCTTGCAAAGGTTTTCGAGGATGCTGGCGACCTCCATTACGATGATCGCCACGCATACGACGTACACCGTCACGCCGCCGAAGCCAAGGCCAGCGACGTGAACGCTCAGAATCTCGATGCACATCGCGAGCAGGATGATAAGCGCCAACACGGCCTTGTGCCCAAGCCCAGTGCGCATCGTGGAGCTCTTGAACTGACGGTTCATGATGGCGGAAATGATGCCGCTAATCATGTCGAACAGCATCAACAGGAACGCGCCAGCGATTGCCCAAATCTGCTGGTCGGTGAACGTGTAGATTGCAGTAAAGTCCATAATCTTTAACCTTCCTGGTCGTCTTTCTTGTCTGCTTCGAGCATCGCCGCCACTGCGTCGCGCCACCGTTTCGGAACGCTCTCAAGCGCTCGTCTGCCGCTCTTCACGGCTTCGTAGTAGATCTTTGCCACCGTTACTCACCGCCTACCAAATCGCCGATTTCGAGCAACGCGGCGTTCGTGTCATCGAGCGCGGCGTTGGTTGCCTTGAGCTGCGCCATGAGCACGTCGATTCGCTCGGCGTCGGTAAGCCCGTCATCCTCGTGCGCTTCCCACAGCTCGTCGAACGCCGCCATCACCTCATCAACGGTCGGCACGCCGACTTGGACGAAATGAAGCTCGTCGGCCTTATAAAACTCGATTGACTTCTCAGCATCGGGGCCGTTATCTGCAACGTCCTTCTCGATGTTCTTGCGAAGCCAAACGTCGGCGCACGCGCCGTCCGCGCGGGCTTCAATCAGCACAGCCGCAAGCGGCGTTGCCGATACCGTCTGATAGCTCATGTCTCTTCCTTTCCACGGCGCTCACGTGCCGCTTTGCTTGCTTGAATGTCTTGTCGAATCCGTTGTTCATAACCAATCCGAATGAATCGATGTTCTTGAACCAGCCGTAATAGCTCGCCACACGCCGCGCTCGCCCGAGCGTCGGGGCGCGCCTGTACTTGCGGAACGCGCGGCGGGCTCGCAGGAACAACGTTGGCCGCAAGGTCACGCGATTGCGGCGCACCGTGAAGCCAACAACATCAACGGGCTCATCGTCCGATACGCGGCAGACCTTCCATGGCTTGACGTGCAGGCCGAAATCCTTGAGCAGCAGCCTTTGCAGCTGCCGCGCCGCGCTTCGCAGGTTTCGTTTGTCTTGGCTGAATAGATAAATGTCATCGGCGTACCAGAGCTGATGTGCCACCATCGGGACGTTGCAGCCGCGTCGAACCTTGTGCATGTTTTCCACGGCGTGGTAGCCGAATGAGAGAACCAGCTGCGCCATTCTCAAACTGAAATAGCTGCCGATCTCCAGCCCGCCGCCGTAGGTTGCGAGCAGCGTTTCGCACAGGTACAGCACGTCGGGGCTTCGTACGTAGCGGCGAAGGATGCGCATGACCACATCGGCCTTGATGGACGGGTAGCACTTGCGAACGTCGAGATGGACGAAGTAACCGCCCTCTTGAACCCAGCGACTCACGGCGTTCGCAGCCATCAGCTGGCCTTTTCCCTTCACGCTTGAAACCTGCCAAAAGCCGACTTTAGAGCGCAGCAGCCCGCTTAGCGCTTCGATGGCCACATAGTCGCAAATCTGCTGCTTGACGCTTTCGACACCGATGATGCGCAGCTTGCCGTTTATCGGCTCGCGGTGCCTGTAGCGCTTGATGGGCCGAAGCGCGAGCGTGCGCGATGCGATCTCGCTCTCGATTTCTGCAATTAGAGACTCAGCGCTGCCGTGCTCGTCGGGCACGCGCCAGGCGTTCTTCTTGCCAGCGGGCGCGACGAGCCACGATTCGTAGGCTCTACTAATAATGGCTCCGTCGATGCGGAGCCCTTTGCAATAACTCTTCAATTGTTCAGACCGTTCTCTCTGGATGCTGTCTGAGAGGTCGCCGACACGGCTACTGTCCCAGTGGTCTTAAAGCCATTTCAGTCAGTTGACCCAGGCAAATGCCCGCTCGTTGCCAGCACGGCGGGTAGTCGCGGCGGAAGTGTTCAGCTGGTTGTTAGTTTTTCCAGATAGGCGCGAGCCGATGTTCCACCTGGTGTTGCCGGTGCCGTTGTTGCCGTTGACGTACCAAAGGCCAGCATTGCCCCTGTTCCTCAAGTTGCCGAGAGAAAGCCAAGAGAACATGACAGCCCGCGCGCCGCGAATCCCTGTTTTGCCTACAGAAGGGGGCTTGCGCCCCCTCGCGGCTTACGCCGCTTCACCCCGCGAGCGACCATTTGCAGAGCGGCGCGAGCCGATGTACCACCCGGGGTGGCCGGTGCCGCCGTTGCCGTCGACGTACCAAAGGCCAGCATGGCCCCAGTACCACAAGTGGCCGAGAGAAAGCCACTCTCGCCATCCGACGGTGGTGTCCGCGACCTTGTAGTTGCCGTCGCAGATGCCGACGGACGTTGACGCGCCCGTTCCCTGCTGCATCATCAAGCCGTGGAATGTCTTCGGGTAAAGGCCGTAGTTCCAGCCTTCGCCAGCGGGGCCAGGGAACGCGCCAGCGTTTAGCGCCGAATCTGGTATGCCGCCAGACTTCTCGTTCTTGGTGTCGGGATTGACCCACACGATGGTGCCGCTGCCCGTGTATTGGATGAGCACGTTTCCAAGAACCTCGTACATGCCCAAGCAAAGCTCGACGCCCTGGATGACGAACGGCTGCTTGGAGTCGGCGCAGCTCGTCGGCGAGCCGTCTCCCTCAACCATGTCGCACGCGCCAGTGTTCCACGGCGAAGTCGCAAGCTGGTAGGTGGTAGCGGTATTGAACGGCGTCGCGACATCGAAGTAGATCGCGACGTTCGAAGCATCGACGGCGACCTTCCCGATGACCTTAGCGCCGTCGAAGATGTCGCAGTTATAGCTATAGCCACGGTCGGTGCTGTCCCCCGTGTGCGTGCCGAGCATCATCGCAGAGCCGACTATGATCTGGTCGGCCTTGTCCTTCGCGATGACCACGCGCGTAGTATTACTCTCGGCAACGGTTGGCGCGGTGGTCACATCGTAGGCCGTGCATCCAGTGAAGATGCTCTGACTATTTTTGGTAGCGTACTTGAGCAAGAACATCGCCTTCACGTACCAGTCATCGGCGGCGACCTTGAGCGCGTCGCCTGTGGTGGCCGTCTTCATGAGCGAAACACCGCCGTCGTGGCTCACGCTGCGCGTTTTCACGGGTGCGCCGCTCACGCTGCGCGGCTTGCCGTCGGCATCGACCGAGAGGGCGTATTTCGCATAAAGCATGTAGGGACGCTGCGCCCCGTTGGGAAGCAGCGCGGCGGGCTGGCGCTTCATGCCAGGCTGGCGCGTATCCGAGACGGTGAGGTTCACTGCATCATCGGTCTCGGTCTCAAGCGTGTAGAGAACGGGCGTCAGAATCCATGTGTCATCCTTGCGGCTAAAACGGCCATCGCCGTCGATCGCCGTGACATAGGGCATGCCGTCGGCATCCACGCCGCCGTTCACCTCGAAGAAGAGAAACGCGCCGTGGCCGACGTACGGGTCTACCGCCGCGCGACCGATGACGCCAGGCTTCGGGTTGGCGATGCCAGCGTTCGCGCCTGTCTTCGTGCAGGCGGTAGAGCTGCCTTTCGGAATGCTGACGCCATAATTCTTTCCATCGCGCATCTTTGCGAGCCATGCGGCGATGCTCGCGTTCGTATAGCGTCCAGTTTCATCATTAAAAATGGGGACTGTCGAAGCCCCCATGGATTCGAGCGCGATTGCCACGCGCTCAAGTGTCTCGTGATCCGCAATATGCGTCTTCGCCATGCCTAATCCTCCGTGTCCACTAGTGTGATGTACTCGGTATCGCCCACGGTGTCGTAGGCAAGATAGATGCGCTTGTCGGGGCTGATTGAGCCGCGAGCTTCCTCGGCGGCCTTGCGCGCATCTGCCGCCGCTTCGTCGGCGCTGTCCTTCGATGCGTTTGCGGCGTTGGTAGCCGTCTTCGCGGCATCGGTTGCCGCATCGGCGTTCGATTTGGCGGTGTTGGCGGCTGCGGTGGCGTCGTTCGCGCTTTTAGTCGCCGCGTTGGCCTTGCTAGTTGCCGTGTTGGCGGCTGCGGTGGCGCTCTTGCAGATGTTCACGGCGGCGTTGGCGTTGTTGACTGCGGCAGTCGCGTCGGTCGCGGCCTTCTCGCCCTTCGAAACGGCTGCTTCTGCGCGTTGCTCTAACGCTTCGACGGCGTTGTCCCAAGATTGCGCGGGCGCGTTGCCTTCGCGGGCGTCGCGCATAATATCGAGCGCGAAACGCTCGGTCTGCACCGTCTGCGAGCCTTTGACGAACTCGAAATATGCTTCGTCGGTGTAGCCTGGAACGCATGCAAGATTGCTTTCCTCGCAAACGTGCGTTGCGGCGTTGCCCGAAACCGTTGCAGTTCCCTTGTAGTAGTGGATACGATCAGGCAAACGCGCAACAAGGTAGGCCGTATAGCCCGAAAGTGCGAACTCGGTACCGTTGTCGTAGACGAGCGCCTTGATGGTGGTGCCGCCGCTCTCGCCCTGCGCGATACGGATGCAGTTGTTCCCGCATCCGCGCTTGTCGATGTCAAGTTCGATTGTCTGCGTGTTCATTTCTCTTCACCGCCAATGTTAAGAGCTCGAAGCTTCTCAAGCGCGGCCATAAACGCCCCAATCGGGTCAACTTGCGTTTCGGTTTCATCAGCGGAAGCCGTTGCGGCCGATGGGTTCACAATTTCCGCGAGTGCATCGAAACACGCGACTGTCGCGGAAGTTCGCTCATCCACGTATGAAGGCAGAACCAGGGTGATGCCGCTATCGTTCGAGAACGTCTGAGGTTCAACAACGTCGACCGCCTTGACAATGGAGCGAGTTCCGTCGTCGTATTCAGCGACGAACACGATGCCCGCTTCCTCTCCTTTTTGCAGCTGCTCCTTATCGAAACTCTGCAACATGTTCTCAATGTTTCCGACAGGATCATGAGCCCAGTATCTAACGATTTTCGCCATGCGCATTCCTTTCTATCCGGTTCCGACGGTGCTGTAGCCAACGAGGATGCCGTTGATGTATCTCAACTGCATCGTTCCGTAGTGCCATCCAACCGTTCCGTTGCCTGCATCGTGGAGCTCGGAGATGAGCGGTTGGTTGATGTGTCCAGTCCATCCCTGAGTTGTCGTTACGCTCGTATTGGAGCTCGAAGCCGTCGATATTCTCGGCGATGATATGCGCACGATGCCTTCGGCTTGCAGTTGAAGGCCGTACATCAACTCTCCTGTAGACGTGTCCCTGGCAGAGCTCGAATAGTCGATATATCCAACGCTTCTCGTCCTTTTATTGTCGGTTCTGTATCCGCTCATCTGACCAGCGGAGTTCAGTATCGTGTAATAGCTTTCATATCCACAGCGAAAAGTGCCCTTCGCCGTGATGTTGTTCGCTGTCATATAGTTCGTCGAGAATGCGCCAGTTTTTAGATTCCAGCTGTTCCGCATGGCTGCATCGGCGATGATTCCAGCAGACATATACGACGCGTTGATGTACACAAGGCCGTTCTTCATGAAAACGCCCTGCGTCTTGCCGTTGTTCGTCAGGAGGTTGAACACCTTGTTCTGCGTCCACGCATCGTCGTAGTCGCTCAAAAGCCCCTGCGCCGTCGCTTTGGCCTTCGATTGCTCGATGATGCTCTTCGCGTAGTACGCCGCCGAGTGATACGTGTTGATCGCGCTCGCATAGGTGCTGTAGGCGCTCTTATAATCGACCATCGCAGTCTTGAGCTCATCCGCCGTTTTGCAGGCGAGCACAATGTCAATGCAGTCTTTCAGGTTGTCGTACGCCTGATTCTCTCCTAATGCGGCATCGTATTTCGGCGCCAAGACGTTCAGTTTGAATTGCTCGTTGAGCGAAGTGCTCTTGGTTAGAGTGCTGTACTCGCTCGAAAGGTCGGATTGCTCCTTCTCGATCGTTTGCAGGATCTTGTTGACGGCGGCTTTCTCGGCTTCAGTCACCACGCCGTCGCTCGCGAGGTTGTTGACGGTTCCGTCGATGTCGTTGATCGATGTCTTTAGCTCTGATAGCGACTTGTCGGTCTCGCCAAGGTTCTCGGTCAGCTCCTTGAGTGCATCGCCTGTGGCGGTGCCAAGGCTTTTGATGTCGCTTGCGTTGTTGCTCGCCCTATTGTCGAGGTCGTTCACAACGCCTTCGAGCGTCCAACCGTTATCGCCATAGTTCACGTCACCTGGCGAAAGCTGAAACTCGCCCGTGTCGAAGTCCCAAAAGTTCTTTCCCTTCTCGTCGGTGAGCAAGCCAGCGCGAACGCGGTCGGCGTGCATGGTTCCGACGTTGATGCAGTCGGCATTGACGCTTTGGCCCGTGATGAACGTTGTCCAAGACCACTCGCCGTTGGCGGTGAGCGAAGATGCCAGGCGGATACCCATGCCGTTGATGTTAACCGCCCACATGTTGGACGTCGTTTTGACTGGCGTGCCCGTCTCGGGGTTCAGCGCAACGTTGCTGAAAATCTGTCCCAGCTCGAAAGATTCGACTTTGTACGTGCCCACGGCGTTGAATTGCTTGTTGAGGGCTGATTGTAAAAGCTGCAACCAGCCGACGGAGGGATTCGCCACGGCATCAAAGTTCGCCCGAGAAGCCGCGCCTGATTTCAGCGCACCCGCGACCGTCTCCCACATGTCGGTGAGCGCATCGACCAGGTTGCCGAATGTCACCGTGGTATCGGCGGTCACCAAATCGCGCTCAATCTGCGAGACGCGCCCCTTAAGGCGTATCCCGCTCTCTGCGAATTGCTTGTCAATAATCGCCACACAATCGCCCAGCGCCACGCCTTCCCACGTGCGCCCGTAGGCGTACAGGTCGAGCACGTTGGCTTCGTAAGAGACTGTCGGCTCCTTTACGGTGTCGAGATAGTCTTGCGTCTCCTTCAAAAGCTGAGCGGCGTCCTCGCACTGCTCGTTGACGTACGTATCAACGGCAGGCAAGATTCCGCCGCTTCCGTCAGGATGGCCCCAAACCTTGGTGGCTTCTGCATCCTCTATATAGTCCTTGCCGCCGTTGATGTCGCCGAACGTCAGGCGGCGACCGTAGCCGCCTGTGTCGGTTTCCACGCCCTTGCCGTAGCCGTAGATGCGTGTCTTTGGATTTACGCTGCCGACGGTGCGCTTTATGTCAACGATGTCCTTCGTCCATGTGAAGCGTTTAGGGCTTTGCTGGTCGCCGCGCGAAGCGCGCACGCCGATGCGGCGATGCGTGACCTTAACGCCGTCGGTCTCGATGCGCGTCTCAAGCTCGCCGCCCCATGTCGCGATGAGGTCTGTCAATCCCTCGCGAACGCTCACGTGGTAGAACGTATGCGATGCGCTGGCCTTGAGATCGCATGTTCCGACTTCCCAGCGCGTTCCGCCCAAGATGGACGCGAGCGCTTCGGCCACGCCGCCGCTAGGCCGCTTATCTTCTATATAGTCATCGAGCAGCTCGGCGATGGAGTTTATGCAGACGGCTTTGCAGTAGGTCTTGCCGCTTTCGTCGTGAACCTGAGAGACCTCATCGACAAGATGCTCGTGCGCATTGCCGTGACGGTCTACCCAAACGACACGCTGGCCCTTGGAAAGCTCGCGACCGCACGTGATCTTAAGCTCATCGGTTCCGTCGAGCGCTTCGGTGTGTGTTGCGGCAGTGTAAGCTAAGCGCCCCATGTTCTCGCCCCAACGGTCGAACAGGGTAAAGCCGATGCGCGAGATTAAAGCCATCGTTCCTCCCATTCGATAGTTGCTGTGCCGCCTGTAATCTTCAAGTGAGCGCGGCCAGTTATCTCGAAGAAGTCGCTCATGATGTTGAGTGCCGCGACCGAGCCGTTCACCGTGGCTTGCTCCATTGCGAAATCGAGCCGAACAATGCTGTCAGCCGTCAATGCCTGAACCACCTCAACGAACTCGCCTGTATCGGTGTTGGTGATACGCCAAGAGCTGCAAGCACCAGGCTTCGCCGTCACTCTCATCGGTGCTGGCAGCGTGCCGCCGACGGCGAACGCCGCTGAACCGCTCACTTCGATGCGTCGGCTTTGGCCGCGATAGTCCGGGTCGCCGATATGGAACGTCACCGTACAGCTCGGGCAATCGTCGGTTATCTCGTCTAGGTCGGTGCTTCCGCTGACGATAGCCATAAGGTGTCGCGTCGGATCGTCCGGCAGAAACAGCGGCGCGGGCTTGTCAGTCCAGAGCATTGCCGCAAGTTTGTGGCGGGCTTCCGCTACGTCGCGGCGATGCTCTGTGCGCAGCCACATATCGACCGAGAGGTCGTAACCATTGCGCTTGACCGTTTTGAAAACCTCTCCGTGCCGCCCCGGCACATCTTCGAACGTCGCATCGACGCTCGCCATGACAGGGCGGCGAATTTTACAGTAGACCAGGCTCGAAAGGTCATGGCCGTTGAACATGATGCTGTCGGTCTGGTTGCGCTTGCGGTTACGCTCCAACGGTCACTCCCTTCTGCTTAAGGCGGCTTGCGATGCCAGCGCCTATTTGCTGACCTGTGGTGTAGGCGTCCATCTTGTCGGACACGCTCGCATTCACTGTCACGGCGATTTCGACGGAGCGGGAAGCCCATGCGCCCACGCGGTCGAACGCGCGTGAAACCGCATCCTCGACGCTGGAGCGCAATTTCTTATCTGGCGTGACATGCTCGCCGCCTGCTTCGCCGACGCCGATGATACTGGGTCGGTCGAAGTAACCGCCTTTTGCGTACCAATCGACGCTCACGCTCGGCAGCTTCACGACGCCGCCGACGTCGCGCCAAGAAACGTTGAAATGCGGCAGGTTGATGTGCGGCAAGCTGATTCGGATGCCGCCGAATGCAGACGAAATGCGCCCAGGGATTCCGCTAATCGTGTTCCACGCATCATTGATGGGACCGGTGATGTTGTTCTCGATTTCGTTGAACTTATTAGCAACCGTCGAGCCAAGACCTGGAAAACCCAGTTTCTCTCCGATTGCGTTGCCCGCGTTGATAGCGTTGTTCTGAGCGTTTTGCAGTTTGGTCGATATGTTGTCTTTGATGGCATCAAAGGCGTTGCTCGCCTGGTTTCGCGCTTGCTCCCAATCGCCGTTGAGCACAGATTGCAAGGCCCCAGCCGCAGAGCTGCCGACGATCTGGGCCGTCTGCATGTCGTTCTGGATAGAATCTCTAATAGCACCGAATTTTTCCACTGCTGCGATTTGCAGGTTGCTCCACGTGTCGCTCGCCGAGGTCTTCAAGCCTTCCCAAGCGTTAGATGCGCTCTGCTGAATGCCATTGAACTTGTCGGCTAGGCTGTTCTTCGCCTCTTCGCATTTGCCCGTTATGCCGTCCCATATTCCCTGCCAGAATACGGGAACACCAGCAAAGAAGTTTTGCACGCCTTGCCATTTTTCTGATATCCATCCCGTGAAGTCAGACCACAGCTGCTTGCCTGTCTCGGTCTGCGTGAAGAACCACGTAAGACCAGCAACAGCGGCGGCCACTGCCGCGACGCCAAGCAGAATCGGGTTCGCGGCGATAAGCCCCGTGAACGAAGTCCAGCCGCTGCCGACGGCACCGATAGCGCCCTTGAGCCCGCCGAAATTCTCGGAGACTCCCTTTATCGCGTCGCCGATCTCGGTGCCCGTTTGGAGAACCTTGCCTGCGCCAGTCGCGAGTCCGCCAAACGCGAGCGTCCCAAGTCCGATGTTCGTAACCAGATCCTGCTGCTCTGGCGATAGCTGCTGATACCAGCTTGAGACCCCCTCAAGCGCAGGCGTCACCTTTTCGAGCAGCGTGGTGCCAAGCTCCAAGACCTTCTCTTTAAGCGGCATCGCCGCTTCTCCAGCTTCCGCCATCTTCTGGTTGAGCTGGGCTTGCTGCTCGCGCGTGTCGAGCATGGTCTTGTTCGTTTCCTGATACGTCTGCCCGATGTCGCCGTACAGACCGTCGAGCGTTTGCGTGATGAGCGTCGAGCGTTCTTGCTCGCTGCCACATGCGGCAAGCGCGGCATTGAAGGCATCTTCTTTTGTCGCACCCTGGTCTATCTGATTGTTGAAAGCCTGCTGTGCGGCCTGATTTCCAGAAAGCGCGGCGCTCCATTGCTCGTTGCTCGCGGTAGCCCAGTTGAGCGCATCTGCCAAACCGCCCGTTACAGTGCCCGTGTGAGCCGTCTCCTGCGAAGCTTCGACGAGGTTTTCTAGCGGCAGCGCATCGCCGAACTTGGAAAAAGAACCAGCGGCGATGTTCGTCCATTGATCAAGTTCCTGCTGGTTCGTTGTCAGGCGGGATAGGTTTTGCGCGGCTTCGGTGGCGGTATCCTCTTCGCCGAGTAACTTGTAAAAGAGCGTATACGAGTTCCGCGCCTGCTCGCTCGTTCCTCCAGCATCCTTCCATGCGGCGTCGAGCTGGTGAGTCTGCTCGATATTCTCTTCTTGGCTCGAAGCCAAGCCGACGAGTGCCGTCGCTGCGCCACCGACTGCGCCGGTTATTGTCTTGCCAGCTGTCTCAAGGCCCTTGCCAGCCTTCGCAAGCTTGTCGCTGTTGTCTTGGATGGTTTGGCCGAATTGATACAGCCCAGTTTTGGACGCTTCTGCTTCACGGCTCACATTTTTCAGGTCGTCGGCATAGCTCTCAAGCTGATTCTCGCAGATGGCTATCTGAGCCTTCAAGCTCGAATACTGGGCCTGCTCGCGCTCCGTGAGCGCAGTGCCGCTTCGCTGCTTTTCCTCAAGCCCAGCGAGCGCCGACTTGTAGGCATCGAGCTTCGCCTTGGTCTCGTCATAGGCTCGATTCAAGAGCTTCGCCTTCTCGGTCAGAAGCTCGGTGTTGCCAGGGTCGAGCTTGAGCGCGCGGTTGATGTCCTTGAGAGCTCCTTGCGTGTCCTTGGCCGTGCCTTGCACTTTCTTTAACGCGCCTTGCAGCTCGGTCGTATCGCCGCCGAACTTGATCGTAAGGCCCTTGTACGTTACGGCCATGCCGTCACCTCTATTCGTATTTCAAAGATATGAGCGCACAGAACAGCGCACCTTCTCAGATGCGCTGGCGCTTTGCGCTCGCATCACGCCCAAAAGGCAGCTTCGCCCTTGCGAGATTCCTCGTCGTCTTGCGCGTAGGCGATCGCATCGTTGGCGAACGAATACATGTCAAGCAGCGTCTGCACCTGTCGATAGCTGAGCTTTTCCAAGTCGTTTATCGACAAGCCCGCCTGCTGGCACTCGTAGATATAGAGCGCGTCGCAGCTACTTTGCAGCTCCATCGGCAGCGGCGGCATCGGATGCTTCGGCGGTCGCGGGCTCCACGTCCTTTCCTGCGTTCGGAAAAAAGTTCTCCTGGACGATTCCCATCACGTCGGTAGCCCAACCGTCTGAACGCTCCAGGTCGTATGCGTCGGCGGGAAAGCCCTTCACCCACTCGTCGAACGGCTTGAGCTTGCGGTCGGCAGTCTTTGCACATGCGTAAAAAATCTCAAGCAGCGGAACCACTGGCGCGACGCTTGAGCAAGCCTGGACCTCAAGAACCATGGACACGTCTTCGTTGATATCCTTCGGTCTCTTGCTCCCGTCGGCACGGACCACGCTGAACTCGCGAGAGAACACGATCGGCGTGAACGCGTTGCACTCGACGGGGTACGTCTCGCCGCCGACGGTAATCTCGGCCACCATTACGCAACCTCAGACGCGGACGCGGGAGTGAGCTGAGTATCTACCTTGTCGAAAAACTTGGCGTAATCCTCAAGGTCACTGTAGCTGTCATAGAAACTGCCACGCCAGCCCGTCGGCAGCGTGACTGGACGCCACGTCAAGTCGTAATCGAGCTGCGTAATGTCAGGCTTGTCCTCGATCGTCTTGGAATCCATGCTCGGTGCCTTGATTTGGCACGCGAGGAAGCAGCGGCGCTTGCCAATGACGTGCCCAGGCTGCTCGCACATGAATGCGAACTTCTTCGGCGTCTTGCCTGACGTGCCGAGAACGCGACCCTTCGCATCGATGTCGAACCCAACGAGGTCAGCGAACAGCTTGCGCAGCTCGGTCGTGCTCTCCGTGTCGTAGAACGAAATGGTGCCGGAGCCGCCGTTGTCCTGAGTCTTGTCAATCCACGGCTCGTTATCGGCGTAGCTCGTGTTCGTCTCGACGGACGGCTCCATCTTGATTTCAACGGTTCCAGGAACCTTTACAGGAGTTTCGTAGGTAAATTCGTCTTCGTCTTTGAGAATTGCGATGTGCGAGTTCTTAACGCCGAAGAATCCGTTTCGTGGCATTGCGTGCCCCTTTCTAGTATTCGAATACGTTTGTCTGATAGGCGGTCTCGATGACGCCTTCGCCGTCGATAGGTGTCACGGTCTTCGTGCATGCGAAGCCCGCATCGCCGAGCGCCGTTTCAATCCGCTGCTCAAGCTCGTAATCGCGCTCTGCGCAGTAAAGGCCGCAGTCGTACGGCATCCATTGAAGATATATCGCATTGTCAGCGTACGCGGCTTCGCCGTATCCTGCTTCGATTTCGATATACGGCGGCGCAGGCCGTTTGTCTTCCTGGAACGCGCCGTTGCTGAACGGCAAGCCGAACGACTTGAGCACCGCCACAAGCTCGTCAAGGGTGTTCATTGCTCGCCGCCTTTCGCGAACTCGGCGGCAACCTCGTTGTACACGCCCTCGATTACGTGGTCGCCCGCGACGCGCCCAGGGTAACGCCCGCTCTGGTTGGCGATTGCGTGTCCCTTTTCGAGCAGATGCGTGAGCTGATATTGCTTGTTGTGGACAGTGCAGCTCGTGCCAGTCTCGTCCGTCTCGACGCTCGCCGCCCATCCTTTGGCGTAGCTGCCGCCGTGATGTTCCTTTTTTCGGCTTCGCTCGCGCAACAACCGTACGGCCTTCTGGCCAGCGGCGCGGGCGTTACCTTCAAGGGCTTCGGCGTCATCGTCGATGACCTCTTGCATGTCGTTCACGATGATCGTCGCCAAGTCATCGATATTGATGCTGCTCATCTGTTGCCCGCTTTCTCAACAAGCGTTAGGCGCACGTTGTCGGCACCACTCATTTGCTTGTTGTCAACCGAGTACGTGGTGCCGCCTAGCTCCACAAGAACCTCTCCAGAATACGCACAGGCGCGGATACCGATAATAGCCTGCGGTTTAACGCCAGCCTGAGCCGCCGCATAGTACGCAGCCGCGCTCATCGAGTACACGTTGCACGGAACGCGGCGGCGGCGTTCCTTCTTGTGCGGCACACCCTTGTCATCGCGCTCGGTCTCGGTCTCGATGAGCGTGCATACGCCGTTCCAGTTACTCATCGGCTGGCTCCGTCCTGTAGGCCGAATCACCGCTCATGGAGGTGAGCATGCATTCGAACGACTTCGTGAAACGGTCTGCATCTGGGTTGTCCATGCCGAAATTGGCCTTGACGTATACCTTGATGGCAAGGCGAATGCGGCCATCGGAGTCGTCGTTGGCCTTCTCGGGAAGGACGCCGCCCGCTACCAGTTCGGCACGGGCGGCGTCGATGACGTCTGCAATCTCTTCGTCGAAGTCGTTGCAGAAAGCGGGGATGCGCAGGGCGGCGCGGCACGCGTCGAGCAGCTTGCTCTTAGCTTTGTCGGCCATGGCGCACCGCCTTCTTAGGCGGTCTTGATGGTCAGCTGGGCGAACGCCTGCGGTACCACGAGCCCGCCATCGAACAGCACGTAGCCATCGAAGCAGCGCTTCTGGCTGCGGGGCGCAACGTACGGCGTTACGTCGGGGCCATCGAACAGGTTGCCGTGGAACAGGTCAGGATAGCCCGCCTTGATAACGCCGTCGGCAATGGAATCGTCGCACTTGACCAGCTTGCCGAAGATGCGACCTTGAACGGTCGGGTCATCGGTGCTCTCGTTCACGAAATAGGAGCGGTTGTTGGCGTCCTCAATCATGGTGATGTAGTTCCAAATCGTGTCGTTGTTGGCGTAAATAATGACGCCCTTAGCGGCGGGGTTGCCAAACGTCTTGAGTTTGGAAAGCATGCCAGTGATGTCGGACTTGGCAATAACGTTTGCCTTTGCGGTCTCGATCTTGTTCGCAGCAGCCATTCCGAGCGTGGTGTCGGCAAGGCGCGTATGGGAAAATGCGTTGCAGGCCACGGCAAGGCGGGCGGAAACCTCGTCGATGATGTACTGCTGGAAGCCGCTGAGGGACTGGACGGCCATCTTGCGGGACATCTCGACGGTCTTCTTGATCTCTTCGCCGGTGAGCGTAATCACATCGTACTCGTTCTGCTCAACATCGGTCGGTGCCGCACCCTCGTCGGTCTTCGCTGCGTCGCCTTTCGTGATAGAGACGTGGCGGGAAATCTCGAACTGGCCAGACAGGTTGGAGCGGTGGATGTCGCCATACAATACCGCCGTATTATCGATAAGGCTAATGATCTGGCTCTGAATCTCAACGGGGATGATTGAATCCGTATTGCCTGTGGTGTGCGTGAACTCGGCACGCTGCTCGATAAGGTGGTTCTGAGCTGCGCGTTCGACGTCGGTGAGAGCAGTACCGCCAACGAGCTGGATGCCCGAACGCTCGGCGACATCCTTCACCCACGCTCGGGTTGCCGCCGCGTCGTAGTCGGTCACGTCGTAGGCATTGCCAACGCCGACAACATTGGCGGAGCGCGCCAGCGGAACGGCATCCACGCGACGGGCGGTGCCGTTCTCGATGGCTGCGCGGGCGGCTGCGACGGTCGCGGCGCGGGTCTGCGCGGTCGCAGTCTGCTGTGCGCGAATCTCGTTGATGTCCTTCGTCAACTCGGCCATGCGGGCGGCGTCCTCATCGGTCGGCTCGGCGTCATCGGCGGAATACTTGTCGATGAGCGCCTGGAGCTCTTTCAGCAGCTCTTCAAGGTTCATGTTTGTTTCCCTTCTAATTGGTGGCGATTGCCATTACTGCACGCGCCTTTACGAGCGCGTTCTTGCGGCGCACGTGCTCCACGTGCGACTCCTCAATCACTCCGTTGAGAAGGTTTCTTGCACTTATTTCGGTGTTCGGGTCAGCAGGAAGGCTGACTGCGGACACGTCATAAATCTTCTTGACGCGCGTGATTGTCGTGGTATGCGTGTCTCGGTCGTACTCGGACGCGCCGATGGTGAACGCCCACGACATGCGCGTAACAAGGCCGTTGTCGATTTCCTCGAATCGGTTTCGGGCGGCTTCTGATTTCGAGAGGTCGGCGGCCATAAAAAGCCCGTGCTCGTCGGGCTCGACGATGAGTGTGCCGTTCGACTGGCGCGCCAGAACGTCGCCCACATGGTCGAACTGCATGATGATGTCGCTCATGTCGGTATCAACGAATGCGTCTGGGCTGATGACCTCGCGGTACTCGGTGCCGTCCCAAGGGTCTTGCCAAAGGACGTATGGATCATTGAACGTCGAAGCGTATCCCTCGACGTAGTAGTCAGATTCGATGCGCTTCTCGCGCTTGCCGCCATCGGGCAGGCTTCGCAGCACCATCGACATTGCTCTGTATTGACGCTCATTCGGCTTGGCTGGCATCGTCGTCACCGTCCTTCTTCTTACCGTCGATTGCCGCGACGTTTGCGTTTACCTCAGCCGCCTTGGCGGCTTGCTCGGATGTGTGCTCGCTTATCAAGTCCAGGTCAATGTACTCGCCACGGATAACGTGGCGGTCGCCGCCCTCGTAATGCGGAAGCTGGAACACGTCAGCGCCCTGGTTGCCCGTCATGATTCCTCGGTCATAAAGCGATGTGACGACGTTGAGCTTTGTTTGATTACTAGCGAACTCAAGGCGGTTCGCGCTGAACATGATGCTGTTACCGTACGCGATCTCGTTCGGCGTGAAGGTCATGCACGTGAGCACGTATCCAAGCTGCACCGCGAAAACCTCTGTGCGACCCTCGTAGAACGAGTTGTATGTTTCCTCGTCGGCCTTGTTCATAACGATGTCTTCGCACGAGCCGAAGAACCGATATGCGGCCTTCTCGATGCGTTCCATCTGGGCGGCGTCCACCGTGTAGCTCTGCGGCGTTATCTGTTTGACGTCGTTGTATTTATTGTCATAGACAGCTATACCGCCGACGTTCGCCGAACCGAGCTGCTTGTTGAATTCCTTTCGGGCCTTCTCCAAGTCTTCGGGATTGCGGTTCTGCGACATCTTGCCTATGAAGCGAATGGCCGCACCTTGCTCGATGGCTGTCTTCTCAGCTTCGTTCTGCGCGTGCATCAGCTCTAGCGTCGGATTGAGCACGTTCGTCCCGTCGCCGAACAAATCGCTTCTGAATTGGTGACGCGTCAACACGCCGACACGCGACCATTCGAGCATGGTGGCGTCACCGCCAGGGAAAGACAGCTTGAGCCACAGCGTTCCGCTGACGTCGTAGGCTTCGCACTGCCCCGGAAGGACAGGATAGTAGCCCGTGATGGTCTCGGTGCTCCCGTCGAGAATGGGAACGATAAGGCACGTGTCGCACACGTCCAGCATCGTCGAGATTCGGTGCAGGAACTGCGGCGTTGTCATCCACGGGTTCGGCTGCCATTCGAGCGAGCGCGTTGCCAACCGCTGCGCGGTTCCCGAAACCTCGGGTTTCAGTTTGCTCGCGTGGTCGGCGTTTCGCTCGATGATGCTTCGCGTCAGCTCCGCTTCGTAGATGCCGCCACTCCACGTTGTAAAGCACGGCGCGTACGCCGTGAACGTCTGGAAGTAACCGTCCACGGCCTGCATGATCGGCTTGTGGAATACGGCATCGAACATTGAGCGGAACATCGACGTTCGTTTAGCCACGTTTAACCTCCAATCATGCTTCTGAAATCGTCCATCATGTCTTTTAAGACCACGAATGCATCGCATTCCGCCGCCCAGGCGTCGATGCGGTTGCGCGGGTCTTGGTTCTTTTTGTCGGGCGCGATGTTTCCATTCGCGTCGCTGCGCACCGCAACGTTCGAGCGGCACCACTCGGCAATCGGGTTGCTGTTGTCAACTACGCGGTTCTCCTTGTACAGGGCGCGTAGCTCCTTCATCGGCATCGAGAGCGTTTGAGCGCCTTGGATGACCTTCTTGAAGTTGTCGGCTCCGAAATAACCTTCGTAGGCTTCCACCGTCGGCACGTCGCGCATGTGCCACGGGTCGTAGCCGCACGCGACGGCATAGATGCCGTATTTCTCGCGCACCTCATCCACCCAATCGAGCACGAGCCGCTTGTCGATGATTGGCGTCGGAGACGTTCGCAGAAGCCCGCGCGCGATCCACGCGTCGTAAGGTACGCCGTCGCGACCGCCGCGCCGTCCTTCCGTTTCTGCCTGCTCCAAGGCGCGAAGCGGAATCCACGCCATGTGCATCGCATATATGCGCTCGTCGTTCGGGCGCATCATCAGCAAGCATGCGGCGGTGAGGTCAGTGGTGTCTGACGCGTCAACGCCGAGCACCGCATAAGAAAAAGACCCGTCGGACGGGTCGAAAGTGTCATCGTTATGAATCTCAGCCCACGTAAGCCACGCTTGGCTTTGGTTTTCGATGAGGTTGAAGTCCTTGACCAGAAGTGTCGGCAGAAATGTCGGGTCATCTTTGGCCTTTGAGACGTTTTGGCGCAAGCCCTCAAGGCTTTTGATGGTGCCAAGGCCAGGGTTCGCCTTAATCCACGCCGATTCCTCTTGCCACTCATCGCGCTCATCAAGCTCGAAGATGAACGCTATGAAGCGCTCAGCCTTCTCGCCTGTCGCCTTACCGTCGAGCCATTTGGTGGCGTATTCGTATTGGGCGTCGAAGATGCCGTTTCGAACGAAACCGTTGGTCGTGATTTCCAGAACCAGCGGTTGGCGGCGGGCGGACGTGCCCTGAATGGTTAGGTCGTACAGATCACGGTTCTTCATTGCCGCGAGCTCGTCGACGATGGCACCTGAGATGTCAAGGCCGTCGAGGTGGTTCGTGTTGGCGGAAAGCGCCTTGATTGAACCCATGTTGAGGTCGCAGTAGAGGTCACTCACGCGCTTGCGAACGTGCCGCCCAAGAGCGGGCGACGTGAGAACCATGCGCCAGGCGTTGTTGAAGCCCTTCGCCGCCTGGTCGTGAGCCGTGGCGACGTTGTAGACCTCGGGCGCACCCTCATCGTCGTTGATAAGCAAGTCAAGCTCTATGGCGGAAGCAAGCGCGGTCTTGCCGTTCTTGCGCCCCATAATCCAGAGCACTTCGCGATACTGCCGTTTTCCCTCAACGTCCACGAAGCCGAAAACGACGGATAGGATGGCTCGCTGAAAAAGCTCAAGCTCGAACGGCTGGCCGAGCTTGCCAGATGGAAGTCGGCAGAAGCGCTCGATGAAGCTCACGTGTTTCTGCGCGTATTCCTCGCGATAGTGGTATGGATACAGCGGGTCGTCGTTGTCCAAGTCTCGAAGGACGATGGCCGCGACCTGCTGCATCTTCGCGCACGCGGTTATCGTGCCGTCAAGGACGCCGCCGAAGTACTCGCGTATCGCCTTTTCGCACGAGCCAGCGGCCTTCTTCCTAGCCACCGAACCTCGTCTCGTTCAGGTAGTCCATGAGCGCATCGGCTGAAGTGCTGCCGCTCGGCATCATATCGGTGATCTGCTTGATACCGCGCGAGAACGTTGTGAACAGCTTGTTGTACGCGGAAAAGCCTGGATGCTCGCGCAAGCCCGATTGACCGCCGCCGTTGTCGTACTCGGTGAAGATGCTTTCGCCCATCAGCTCCACGCGAGCTTGGTCGAGTTTCACTTTCAGAAACGCGATGTTCGACATGAGCGGCATGATGGCTGTGCGCTTGTCGTCTGGAATGACGTCCTTGGTCAAGCGCTGCAAGCGTTTCAGCTCGTTTTGATAAAGCGATTGCACCGATTGCCCGTTCCGCTTCGGGGGACTCTTCGCGACTTTCGGCGAAATCTCGATACTTTCGCATACTTTTCGCTTTGCCACAAGACCACCCCCGTTCTGAAAACCTTTGCGCGCATAAATCTATCTCCCGGCGTTGGTGCCCTAGGCTGGTAGCCTTGGTTTTCGAATGGGGGGATGCTGCGTCGCTCTGACCTGCTGTTTTGTTGTCTCTGTTTTGTGAGCTGCGAATTGTGCTCAGTCTGTGTGTTCACCGTTCAACGAAACCAAGTTGCCGTCCTCGTCGAACGCCAAGCCTTGCCTAGTGCTGCCTTGCCTTACCCAGCCGTGCACCTTCTTGTGGCACAGGTCGCACAGACTCACTAGGTTGTCGAGGTTTGTGTTGATGTTCGGATCGTTGACGTTCGCTGGAGTCAGCTCCACGATGTGATGAACCATGACCGCTGGTGTCTCTACTCCTTGAGCCAAGCAATGCTGGCAAAGGTAGCAATCGCGTTGCAATGCCTGCTCGCGAGCCTGTTCCCAGTCGGTCGAGTGATAGAAGCGGTATGAGAAGCCCTTAGCCATCGCCGTACCTTCCCAACAAAAAAAGGGACGCGAGCCGAAGCCCGTGTCCCTTTCGTTTACCTAATCCACCGTAGCGAACTATAGCATAAAGCGGGAAGTGAAGGGAAGTACTGTTTTTAATTTTCCTTTAGCCACGCCACGCCAACGGCATCGATATACCTGAACGCGGCATTGCACAATTCGCGGCACCACTTGGGCGAACACTGCATAACAACAGCAACGTCAGCCCATGGCATCGCCTGGCAGTAGCCCATACATACCGCATCTGCGTAGCGGTTGCCCTTGAGTTTTGCCAAGCCGCCGTGATTGTCGTTGCCATACAGCACGGCGCAGGCTTCATCAACGGCGGCATTGCTTTCAACGATGCGCAGCTTCAAGCGTTGCTCAAAGTCGATGCGCCCGTTGATCGCATCCATAGGGTCACACGAACCGCCACCACCGCCAGCCGTATAACTCTGAGCCTGTGCCCCTTCACGAGCCTTGAGACGTGCAAGCATTTCTCTTGACTTCTCAAGGCTCGCCACCTCGTCGCGTATGCCCTCAAAGTATTCCTTGGCATCCACGACACATCATCTACTCAATACCGGTAGAGCCGAAGCCGTCTTCGCCACGCTCGGTGCCGCTCAGCTTTTCGACCTTCACCAGGTCGCACGCCACAAATGGCACAACGACCATCTGGCATACCCGCGAACCCCTCGGCAGATACACCGTGTCGCAGCTGAGGTTCACGAGAGGTGCGCACACCTCGCCGCGAAAGCCGCTGTCGATGACCCCGACGCTGTGGCTGAGCGTGACGCCGTAAAGGCTCGAAAGACCAGAGCGAGGGAACAGCAGCCCAACGCACCCACTCGGAATCTCGAAAGCGCATCCGAGCCCGACGATTGCGCGGGCGTTCGGCTCAAGCCTGCAATCCTCGGTGATGCACAAGTCGAAGCCCGCATCTCCATCGTGTGCGTAACGCGGCAGCTCGGCGGCGTCGAGCAGCTTCACGTTCAGTTTTCGTCCTTGCATACCTGCTCCTTAAAACGGAATGTCTTCGTCGTAAACGTCAGGCACGTATGCCTGCTGCTGCTGAGCCTGCGGCTGTTGCGGCTGCCTGTAGTTGGTCATGCCGATGATGTTGTCAACGATGACCTCTAGCTTGCGGCGGCGCTGACCGTCGGCTTCCCACGTGCTCATGCGCAGGTGTCCTACGACGGCAAGCTTTGCGCCTTTTTGCAGGTAGCCATTAGCTTGCAGCGATTCGCCGCGCTTGCCAAATATCGTGCAATCGACCCAGCTGGTCTCGTCCGCATAGCTGCCGTCTTGCTGCTTGCGCCTATGGTTGACCGCCAGAGAGAACGACGTGATCGCCATACCGCCAGCCGTGTACCTCACCTCGGCATCGTTGCCGATGTTCCCGCTCAGCGTGCAGGTGTTAAGGCTCTCGGCGCTCATCGGGCACCACCTCCGACGATTGCCAGTGCCATGAAGGCGAAAACCGTGATGGCTGTCGCAATTGCAGGCAGCACCAAGGTAAACGTGCCGTGAGTGAACAGCAGGGCGAACGACTCGACAAGGCAGAAGAAGCAGAACATCAAAATCACTACGAGTATCACGCCAGCAACAGTCACGAACAGAGCTATGCGATTGACGCGCTTGCTTCCATCATCTCGCTTGCGCATGCCTACCACCTCACCAGGGTAGACAGCAGGTTTGCCCGCTGGTTCTTGCCCAAGCCCTTCACCTTGCGACCGCTTGCTATGTGCAGCTTCTTCATGAGCGCATCGGCACGGGTCTCGGCGTATCCAGGCAAAGCCGTAATCATCTGCTTGACGCGCATGCCCGCAGCCGCCTGATCTCCTTCATCCGCAAGCTCAAAGAACTTCTCAAGCGGCAAAGCGCCCTTCTTCAACTGCTCGCGATACTCAACTCGCTGATGCCTTATCTGCATTCCTTTAGCAAGGTTCTCTTGCCTTTGTTCTTTGGTCAAAATCGGTACCATTTTCACTATCTCCTGATTCTTACTTGAAATACGTCGGTTGTCGTTTTCAAAACCGCTGGTTTTACGGTCTGACCTTTCTTTTTGTTGCCGTTGGCAAAACTGGCACGACTATGCCGTTGGCACACCGTTGGCACCGTCTCCCTTAAGCTCATCGGTAAACTTGTCGAACACCTCTGCCGCCCTCTGGTCGCGCCCCGGCATGGCGTGCGCGTAAAGCCGAAGCGTGGTCGATTCGTTAGCGTGGCCGAAGCGCTCGGCGATGTCCTTAAGGTTCGCGCCGTTCGCCAAAAGCCACGTTGCGTGCGTATGTCGCAAGCTGTGGAACGTGCAGCCCTTGGGAAGACCCAAACTGTTGCGTAGACGGCTGAACGCCTTCGAGACCGTCGTTGGGCGCATGAAGAAGCCGTTGAAACTCACCAGTGGCGAGTTTGGCGTGAAGGCATCGGAAAACGCATCCTGCAACGCGATGAAACCAAACACAGTCTCGAACTCACGCGCCGTCATGGAAACGTTTCGGCTCTTTCGGCCTTTAGTAACATCCACGCGATCAAGCCCGCCGCCGTCAAGCTCGACAATCTTGCCGCATACATGGAGGTACCCAAGCCGCCTAAAAACATCTCGGCGGCGCATCGCGCACACCTCGCCGACGCGCATGCCAGTATGGAGCGCCAGCCATGCGGCGAACGCGTAGGCCGCTTCGCGCATGGTCTTCTCATTAAGCTCGTCGGGATGCAGGGAAGCCGTAATGGCTTCGTCAAGCCCCGGATAGTCCCATTCGTCGAGCGCCACAGCTTCGTGCTTTTCCTCGGCAGGCGGCTCCACGTAAAACAGCGGGTTCATCTCGCACACGCCGCTTTTGACCCAGTAGTTGTATGCGCCGCGCAAGAAGAAATGCACGCTTCGGACGGTGTTGCGCGACAAGCCTTGTCCGCGCTTCTCCTTCGGAAGCAGCAACCGTGTTTCGAAGTCGCTCAAATCCATTACCGACAACTTGCAGGCAGATTTGCCTTTGAGGTACTTGCCCACATACGAGCGCGCGAACAGGTTCCACCGCTTTACCGTGTAAGGGCTGATGCCTTTAACCTTGCGCTCGGCGATATACGTCTTGAGCAAGTCGGTTATGATGGCGCTCTTTACCTTGCCGCCAGCGGAAAGCTGCGAAATCCAATGGTTCGCCAGCTCTTGAGCCTGCGCCCTCGTTGCCGCTTCGGGGAACTGCCGATATGGGCGAATCTTCGTGCCGTCAGGCGCGGTACCGAGATACGGGCGCGCATACCAAACGCCTTTCGCGTCTTGCTTGACCTCAACGCTCATGGCTTCCGCCCTTGTCATTGATTACCTCGATAGCATCGCCAACGATGTCAGACCACATAACGAGGTCTTCGTAGCTGACTTTCGCGCTCTCGCGCTCGCGCTTCTCGCACGTCAGGATGCGCCTGCTCATGTCCCGCGAGACCATACAGAGGTTTTCGAGCACATGGCGCTTGCCAAGCCTACTCATCGGAATCACCGCGCGTTATCGTCACCGACACGCCAGAGACGCCGAACAAATGCGCGAGGAACAACAGGGACACCGTTAGATCTTTTACCGCGTTCTCAATGTCCTCGGTCTTTGCGTGTATTGCTTTGCCCTTAATCTCGAAGCCAAGCTTGACGCTACTCATCCCCATCACCTTCAATCGCGCGGATCATGTTGTCGATGCACTCTCGCGCCTTCTTGAGGTCTTCGATGCCGTTCTTGCCGCGCCATCGCCAGATGTACTTGAACGCGCATGCCTGCATGTGGGACACGTACGCTTCGGTTCCAAGCATCGACTCCATTGCCGACTTGCAATCGATGCCGGTGTGCCCAGCGTAATGCGATGGCTTCGTAACGGGATCAAAAGCAGAATCAGTGCTTGCTTCCGTTGCGTAAGTGCAATCCACAAAACCATCCTCGTCGGTCAGATCGCCGACGCGTTTGACGTATGAAGTCATTCCTTGCCGCCTTTCTTACAGTTGCGCCAGACGCGCAGGCAGTTAACCAGTGTCGGATTCGCCTTGATTGCGAACTCGAAGTTGACGGCATCGGCATCTATGGTTACTGCTTCGGCCCTGATGCCCATATCGCCAAAAAAAGCACGAACGTCGTCAATAAGGACTGGAACCATTCCGTCGGAATCTCGCTTGACCTCAATTGAGGTAAAACATCGCTCTCCATAGATTCCACGACCAACAACAATTGGGTCGGGTGCATCAATTCCGCATTGGCCCATATAGCGCCGAAGCCACGTTGCCTGTATTACGTTCCGAACGGCAATCGGAACGCCGCTTTGAGCGGAAAGCTCAAGCAGCCGTGTCGTTTTCCCCGATCCGCGCGTTCCAACGATGCAAATCATTCTTCCTCCTTTGAGCCCAACCACGGATGCGGGAACAGAACCCTTGCGCGGCATCCATGGCAGTATTTCAAGCTGATAGGTTTGTACGGGTATTCAGGCTCGAACCAGCTGTATTCGCCGCTCCAATCGAACATCAGCTCTTGGCCGCATTTCGAACACGTGAAGCAGTCGCAATCATCGGAAGGCTTGGCAATCCGCAAGCACTGGTCTTCCTCATCCCACACGGTGTCGAACTCTTCTGGAACGAACTCGCACTCTTCGTCAGGCACATACAGCCTGCCGTCGCATTCGATGATGTCGGGCTCGCCCTGCGGTTCAAGCAGCCGCAAAACACGGCTTTCCCTACTCGCCATCTTCGGCCACCTCCAAAAGCTGCTGAAAATCGACCTCATGGAGAATCTTATAGAGCTGCGCGACTTGCGGCGATCTCCATGCGGTCATTGCCTTCTCCTTTCTTCAGCTCGCGGAACTTCCAGCAGCGCTTGTCTCCCAGCGGCTTGTCGATTTCGATGAACCAATCAAGCGGACGTTCCGTTCCGCAGAACGGGCACCGCCGCGTTTTGACCTTGTTGGCATAGCTTCGCCAAGACATGTGAATCACCGTCCTTTGTTGAAAACTCTTCGATTGTTGAAAACTTGTTGAAAGCGTGTTGAAAACTATGATTCGAGCGACTGAAAAGCTCGAAAACCCGACGCGAAAACGAACGTCCGCAAAGAAAGAAGCAAAGAAAGTAAGACTTACTTGTCACATAACGCCACAAGCACGTTTGCGGATTTTGGGTTTGGGTTGGGTTGGGACCCAACCCAAAATCCGCCCTGTATTGTTGTGTATTGTATTGTTAGGGTTTAGCCAATCGCAAACCGATGGTTTACCGCTGGTTTCTTCCATGAACATCCGTTTTACCGCCTTTGACCTGCTATTTCATCGGCTCTGACTTGTTCTTGCGAGGTCTCCCGCCTTTGGCTCCGTTCGCCCTTTGCATGCCGAAATACAAAGCGTTTTTCTGCATCCTCGCGCTCTCGATGCGCCCTTTTCCGTCGCGCGTCAGCAAACCGATCTCAAGAAGACAGCTGATGAAGTCCTTGCAATCGTCGACGCTTGAAATCTCGTCGAACGCGCCAGCCTTGCGCATGCCTATCTGTTCGGCGAGTATCAGCCAGTCTTCATCTGTCTCCACGGGCAAAGAGTGCGTCGTGGTGTTCGCCAGAATCTCGCACAGCCGCCAGAATGCGCCATACCCAGCGTTTCCATAGCGGAACAGCAACCGTTGGCACTTCTGGTCTTGCGCGGCGTTTGAGTCGTGCTGGAACCACGCCATAGGGTCTTGCGCTTTGTCGTGAACCTCCTTGGCAACCATCATTCGTCTTCACCTCCTTCATCCATCACAAGCCCCTTGCTCATGCCGCGAAGATGCCAGCCCTCCCATACGCAGTGGCCGCACTCTCGGCAGTTCGTCCAGATCAAGACGCCGCGAAACATGCACCTGCTTTTCGGCTTGTTGCCCGTGGCGTCAAAAACGCCGTTGTCGTACTCGCATGCGCCAGGTTCTGGCATTGGCGGCTCTTCGAACAGGCTCAGCTGGTCACAACTGCTCGACATACTTCTGGCTCGCGGTTCGGATGATTGTCATCAGGTGGTCTTCGTGGTCTCCCGCCTTCAAGCGGCCATCGACCAGCACAGACGCGTACGCGAGCGTTGAGCAGATGATTTCGCTCACAAACGCGGCATCGAAGTCGATGCGTTCGCCGGTGACGCTGTTGCCGATGTGGCAATCCTCGATGCAGTGAGCAACGTCGGAAACTTCGCGAAGCTGCTTGACGATGTTCTTGCGCAGCATGTCAGCCCTCTTTCTTCGTGTCGTAGATAGACTTGCGTGTCTCGATGTTCAGATCGGGGTGTCTCTCCAAGAGCCAACGGCTCAGAAGCGGCGTATCCGTGTTATTGATGGCATAGGCGTGCTCTTGTCCGTTTCCATCCATGAACGGAACGCCCGTAATCTGATGCGAACCATCGTAGCGCTGCTTCTCGATGAGGTACTTGGTCGATACGCGCATGCCGCGCTGATGGATAGCCAAGGCCGTGAGCTCGATGCTTCGAAGCGTCTTGGGGTTCAGTTCGCACCATTTGGCGAACAGCTCTGCGCGGTCTTGAATCTTGAGCGGAAGCGGGTAGACCGCCATTCGCTCTTGCCGCATCACGCTTTCGAGCGGCTGGGTGAAATCGTCGGTGTTCATCGCACGTCACGCCCGATCAAATGCAAGATGAACCAGACCTCAGCGACGAGCAGGACAAGCGGAAGCCACCAGCAGCCAAAGGAATCGCAAAACCAGATGAGCCATTCCGCTGCCGCCATGGGGACGATTCCGCACAGGCACAACGCCGCGAAAATGTAGACAAACCAACGGATAACCAACGGTTTTCCTGCTAGAATCTCATCGTCATTGCTCTGGAAGTTTTGACGATAGCCCGTGCGCGTTTGCCGACGTGCGCGGGCACCTTCTCTTTGCAGGCTTGCGCAGCTTCTCTGACCCTCGTAAAGAACCGACGCTGATACGCACTCGACGCGCTGCGGCGGTTTTGCTTGTCTAAAACCACTACGCAAACCAGCGGTTTCTGGCTTGGTTTCATACATTTGAAACCCCTCCTTTCTTAATACTTGCGAACAGTGAAAGTGGTGTGCTTGAGCGCATATTCGACGCCAAGCCCAACGCCGACGGCAACAGCCGAAGCGAAGAAGCTCCACAGGCCGACTACCTGAAACAGCTCGTCAACACATTCCATTACGCGACCTCCTTACTTGAATTCGGGGAAAGTGCACAAATCGTTTGGCGTGCAGTCCAAAGCGGTTGAAAGCTTTACGATGCTTTCCAGCGTCGGCGAGCAATCGCAACGCTCGTACTTGCCGATTGCATCAACGCCGACACCGGATGCTTCCGCAAGCTGCTGTTGCGACCAATGCTTCTTGACGCGACGAACTCGCAGATTGTCCGCAAACGCATGTTTCAACTCGGGCATATGTTCACCTCCTTTCAATGAGTGCTCATTAGGTTTGTATTGGCTTTAGTCAATACAAACCGTATTCTTTTACGTGTAGTAAAAGAACCTAAATCAACGTGAATCACGTTGATGGCTACAGACAATAAACGTGTTTAACGTTCTTTGCAAGCGTGAATTACGTATTTCCTTGATTAACGTACGTGAATAACGTAGAATCGGCGTTGCAGCGACGAAAGGAGGGCGCATGGAATATCAATTGAAATTGAAAGAGCTGCGCAAGGCCGCTGGTTTTGCGACACAAAAGGCGTTTGCCGATTTCCTCGGCATAAAAGAACGCAAATATGCTTCATGGGAACGTGGCGAGGTTGGTATTCCGCTCGAAGACGCTTTCATGCTATGCGCAGCATTGAAATGTACGCCGAATGATTTATGTGGCTTTCCAAGCACGGGGACGAGCGAAGACGACTTGACCAGCGACGAACGCGAGATTGTGGACAACTACCGCGAAAGCTCGCCGCAGTGGCAGCAGAACATAGCGATGACCGCAAAGGCTGCGGCAAGCGAATCGAGAAAGGGCTAGAAATGGGAATCTTCAAGAACCAGCGTGAAGAAATGGCACGGCAGGAAATCGAAAAGGCGATCTCCTCGATTCCAACGCCCGACGGGCGCATTCACGTCATGCTCATTCGGTCGTTCGGTCAATCCTTTAGCGGACGGGTATTCGGCGCTGACCAGAAATACAACGAGCAGATAAACGAAGTCCTCAACGCGCTTCAAGATAAGGGCCTTGAGATTATCAGGGTAGAAACCAACTCTGTTCCTGACCAAGGTATCAGCGGCGCAGACCGTTACGACACGCTCATAACGTACAGATAGCAAAATGCCCTGTATCCATCCGCCAAGACCAGATACAGGGCGCGCCATTCCGTAGACAACTGAAAAGGCAAGGTGATAATACCATGGCAAAGGGTAACCGTGCGGCCATTTACGCACGTTTCAGCTCGCACAACCAGCGAGACGAAAGCATTGAAATTCAGGTCGATAAGTCACGCGAGTTCTGTGACGAAAGCGGCCTTGCCGTTGTACGCGTCTACAGCGATTACGCCAAAACTGGCAAGAACACGAACCGCGCTGAATTTCAGGCAATGTTAAAAGATGCCCAAAAGGGACTTTTCGATTACGTGGTGATATACAAAGTCACGCGCATCATGCGCAACAGAGACGAAATGGCTCTTGCGCGCATCATGCTTCGTAAGGCAGGCGTTGAAATCCTCTATGCCGGTGAAACGCTCGGCGAGGGCTCAACGAAGGTGCTGCACCTCGGCATGCTTGAAGTGCTTGCCGAATACGAAAGTGTCGTCGATTCTGAGCGCATCCGCGACGGTATACAGAAGAACGCGCAACGCGGCATGGCGAGCGGTCAGCGTCTGTACGGTTGGGACGTCGTAAACGACCGCTTCGTCGTAAACGAGCGCGAAGCCGCCGTTATGCACAAGATGAAAAACATGTTGTTCTCAGGCTCAACCATTGCCGACATCCAGAGGGCAATAAGAACCGAGCGAACCAGGCGCGGCAAGGCGTTCTCGCAAAGCACGATTAAAAGGCTGCTCTCGCGCGAGCAAAATTGCGGCGTGTACAAATACGCTGGCGTGCGCACGACGAACGGCATGCCTGCACTGTGGTCACGCCAGGAACAAGACGAGATTGCAAGCATCCTCAACGGACGCGGCCACAAGCACCGCGTTGTTGACGGAGAGCAGCCCTATGCGCTCAGCGGCAAGATGTATTGCCGAGAGTGCGGCAGGTGGTTCGTCGGAACCTCTGGAACTGGAAAGAGCGGCAAAACGTATTACTACTACCGCTGCCCAAAATGCCGCCGAACGTTCCGCCGCGACCTCATAGAGGATGCAGTTTCCGACACCATACTCGAATCGATACATGACCAAAAGGTGCGCGAGCGTATCATCGCAACGCTTGAGATGATGATCGCTGAAACCGCCGAGGATGACGCGCCAAAGGAAAGCGAGCGCATCACGGCAGAGATAAGGCGCATAGACGTGGCGTTTGAGCGCATATGGCACGCCATAGAGGACGGCATAGCGCCCCCAGGCGGCAAGGATAGGGTTGAGGAATTGAAAGCCCGTCACGCGGCTCTGAAAGAGGAATTGGAGAAAGCGCTTGAAGCGGAAAGCGCCGAAGACTTGAGCCTTGATGACTATCTTGCATGGCTCGACACGCTAGGCGCAGAATCTGACCCATTCGAAATCATCGACACGTTCATACGATTCATACAAATCGACGGCGATGAAGTGCAGCTGTTCTTTAGCTTCGACAATTGGGACGATGACTTTATGCCAACAAAAAAAGACGAACCCCTGATGAACAAGGGTTCGTCTAACTCTCATGTGGTGGAGACGAGGGGGATCGAACCCCTGACCTCTTGA